CGCACATCTTCGGCGTTCAGCGCCTTTTCAACGATTGCCAGTAACTCAGAGCTGGCGGTGCCGTCATCCTCGCGGGATAGCACGGTAATCGTCACGCAGGCTGGCGACGGGCTTGCGACCGACACGTCAGCGACCCGCCCGTCGGCGCTGCGGCCATGATATTCATACGCCCCGACCGGACCCGCCACGCTCAGCCCCTCAAACGCCTGCTGCGCACGCAGGCGTAAATCGGCGTCAGATTCCATCACGGCAGACGTTGGCGGGAGTGTGGTGTCGTCCTGCGGGATGACCGTCAGGCGAACGGTATTATTGTTGGCGGCAACCACATCGAGGTCAGCCCCGGCGGCATACGCCAGCATCACCGCGCGCGCCGCTTCATTGACGCGCTGACGCCAGATGACTTCCCGATAAGCGTTCTCCTGCAGCAGCTTCACAATCGGATCGGATTCGAGCGTCAGGGTGCGCGCGACCGCCTCCTGCTGGTCTTCTGGATAGAGCGAGACGAGTGTCGCCTTGCGCTCGGTCAGAATGGTTTCATAATCCAGTTCCTCCACCACATCGGGCGCAGCGAGCTGGTTCAGGTCGACAATGGGCATGATGTTTAACTCAGTGGAATGGTGAGTGAAAAAGGCTGGCCGGACGTGGCACGCGTGCCGGTCATATCGACATACAGCGCCCCGTCAGCCTCCCCGCGTTCAAAGGTAATGGTCGACAGGGTGACGCGAGGCTCCCACTTCTGGATAGCGGAGTAACACGCGGCCATAATCTGCAGACGCAGCGCCGGGGTCTGCGGCTGGTCAATCAGCGCAGACAGCAGCGAGCCGTATTCACGGCGCATGACGCGCGAGCCAACCGGCGTGACCAGAATGTCGCGCACGCTTTGCCGGATGTGCTCCACCTCAGAAATCGCGAGGCCGGTGTGGGCGTTCATACCCAGATAACGCTCCGTCATTTTGTCCCTACCGTTCTGTCATCGCCGCGCTTCACGCCGCCGTGGTCGTGGTCATCCGCCTGCACGCCATTCGAGGTAAATTTCCCGCCGGTATGCGTGATATTCCCTTTCATCGTCCCGCCCTTCTGCACTTCGAGCGAGCCGGTAATAAGCTTGTTGGTGCAGACCACTTCGGGCGTATCGAGCGTGATGCGGGTCGAGGCTTTGACCAGCACTACCGGTACGCTTGCCGTAATGGACTCCGACGCAGTAACGTCGGCGGTCTTAATCCCGGACACGGTGAGCGCCCCGCTTTCGGGTTCGTACTCAATAACCGCCCCGTCAGGAAAGGCGATGTGAAGCGCATCCGGCGAGGCAGACGGCGCGGGGTGGTCATCAGAGAAAATGGAGGGCAGCACAAAGGCGGTATCGAGCTCGCCACCGATAGCCAGAATCAGCACCTGCTCGCCAACGGAAGGAGCCCACCACACCCGCGAGCGACCGGCGCGCGAGGTCAGCCAGTTCAGCCAGGTGGTTTGCATCCCGCCGGTCTGGACGCGACAGAGCCCCGCATCGTGGTCGACGTCGGTCACAATGCCGGTGCGGATAAGGTTGCGGATCGCTCGGGCGATATCCTGCAGAGAAGTTAAATTGTTCATGGGGAAAGGATGCCGCCGGACAGGGTAAGCGGCAATCGAGCGGGGTTTTGTGAAGGATGAAACAACCAACTCTTGATTTATCCTCAAGAAAAAAATATAACGTTCTTGATAAAAAAATCTCATTCAAAACGAGACTAGGTCATGACTAGTAGCGACATCATTGCAGGTCTAGGTGCGTTCATAGCTTTTCTTGCATTACTCATATCAGTTAAAAGTTTTTCTGTAGCTAAGAAATCATTAAATATAACGTCTATTCAGCACAACCAGAGAAGCTTGGGGATAACTTTGTATTACGCAGACGCCTACAAATGGAAAAAGGATGGTGAAACTTACATATCTTTTGCTTTGCGCTTTACGAACTTAAGCACTCTAGGCGACACTATTTCAAAAATAGAACTTCATATCGAATTTCGGGACAAAAAAAACATAGTTGGAAAAGTAAAGGTTGAGCCTGATATAGTAGTGACCCCAATCAATTTAAAAAACCACATTGATATAATCAAACAACCGCTTAACCTTTCCGCAAAATCTGCAAAATCAGGATGGGTTACATTCAAGGTTCCACCGTTCATTAAAAATGAACTAACAATCGATTTGTATAGAGTCGAGGCTGAGTCAATTGAAGGTAAAATAACCCACATCGAAACACATATCATTAACGAGGTTTAGGATGAAAAACAAAGTAGTAATAAAAAAGCATGATTACTTAACTCTTGTTGGCGATGGTGCAATCGCAAATACTAAAACAGCTGACGGAAGATTAATCCCTGTAATAATACTAGACACTAGAGAAAAAAAAGAACTTGAATACCTAGTCAAAATGCACGAACAAACAGACACAGGAGATGTCAATTCCGTTTGGTCTACATCTCGATTCAACCATGACCAAGTATATTTAGTCCTCTTATTTAAAAGCCCTTTAGAATTCAAAATTGCCATATCATTTCAAACACTGAAGCACTCACCTATCATTGAAGGAATACGTACATCCAAAGCAGTTTACCTACAACCAGGCGCACCAGGAGACAGAGTCAAGCACGATATAAACGCACCTAAAATTCTTGTTGAAATACCAGCGAAAACTTCCTTTGAAAAATGGGATGATATTTTTGAAAAAGCCGTAATAAAAAGATTAAAAAAAGATGGACTTCGTGGTAGTAACTTGAGAGATGCATCGCGCGAGCACATTTCATTGATGAAAGACATATGGGGAAGAAGATTAAAAGAAAAATAGTAGAAAAATCATTCTAAGACGCTAGGTAAACACTCTTACGCTTACCTAGTCTGTTCAAATTAGATATTCAAAATCAAAACATCCTTTATCGAAATTTACGCCCACTCTTAGATGTTTATTTCAGATGATTAATAATCAAGACCTCGATAAGCTGTCTATCGCTCTGAATTATACCGAGTAACTGGCGCTGAGGGTATTGTACGTCCTGAGCGTGACGATTTGGCCGGTCTTTAAGTCCGAGCTGATGAATCTGCGCAATGCGTTGCACCTTGCCGGTAAACTCCACCACAGCAGTATCATTGCGGCCGCTGGCTTTCATGTATCGGCTCGTTCGCAGCTTCTGAAACATCGCCCTTTTAATACGTCCTTTTTTTGCCCTGAGCGGCTGCCCCTTTCGCGCCTGATACGGCGTGCCATCCGGGGCAGTTTGTTGTTTTATTCTTTGCTGTTGCGATCTGCGCAGTTGCTTCGCAATGTCACCGGCCAGCTTTCGCCGTCCCGCCGGTGACAGCGCACCAATCAAACCGGCCAGCTTGTAGTCAAAGGGTTTAAACTCACTCATCCCATTTACTCGCCAGTTCACCAAAGAGATAAAGCTCGGTTGGCGGCGTCACCGGTTCGGGCAGAGGCGGCTCAGGCGCATAGCTGACGTGCAGCGCGCCGTTTTCCTCCCTGACGAGCGTGCGCTCGGTAAGCTGCAGGCTGATACTGATATCGACGTTGTCACCTTCGTTCAAATCCATCTGGAACCGGTAGCCCTTTTTGCGCCCCTCATCCGTGGTGCAGATATCCGGCTGATTCTCACGCAGCCACGCGGCCACCGGCACGAAAATCAAATCGGGGTCGCCGACAAAGTCACACACGATCACATTCAGGGTGTAAATCTTTTCGTGCGAGAGCGAGGCCGCAAGACGCGCATCGATATTCCCCTCGTCGGCAAAGATGCGCATCATTTCGGGATTATTTTTTAACTGCGGCACGGCATCAGTGAGCGCCTTGCGCAGGCTTTTCATTTTCTGCATCTGTTTTATCCTGACAGTCTTTAATGGTTTCGACCTTGAGCGCGCAGGCCGTGAGCGCGTGCTCCAGCCTGCGGATATCGGCACTTAAATCGCCGTTACTGAGCGGCTCGCTTCCCGGCATCGGGCAGAGGCTCACTTTCGGGCAGGCGTTGTAAACAGTGACCGGCGGAGGCGCAGGCGGTGCGGGTGTGCAGGCGGCGCACAGCATCAGGCAACTCAGCGCGATACCAGCGGCGTAAATCCTCGTTTTCATTGAGTAACCTCGTGATCGTTTGTTCCCGTCGGGTCGCCAGCTCACCGGCGGCGTTTAACTCGTCACTGAGCCTGACCTGCGCAGTCTCATTCACCCTGGCAATACGCTGTGACACGGCAAGCTGATTTTTCAGCATCCCGATAGTGGTCTTTTGCTCGCTGGCGACCCGGTTCGCTTTCTCAAACGAGCGGGATAAAGTCGCGTAGTCAT